GAAGGTGATACAATACCAGATACTACTCTTCCAAATCCTTTTTCTATTCTTCCCCCAGCTTCTATTTCTTTAACAGATGAATTAGTAGAATATGCAGATGGAATAGTCATAACAAGGCTTATTATAACTGTTGGTGCTTCTCTTGATAACTTTGTTGATAATTATGAAGTACAAATAAAACAAACTAAAGATCAAAACGGAAATACTGTAACTGATTCATTTAGAGAAATATCAGTTGGTAAAATATTAGAATATCAACATTTAAACGTCATAGATGGTGCTGAATATCAAGTTAGAGTAAGGGCTGTAAATAGTTTAGGTGTTAAATCAACCTTTGTATCAGCAACAAGAGTTATTGTTGGAGGTGTTGAAGCACCAAGTAATGTTGAAGATTTTGCTGTTGAAATGCACGGACAAGATCATATGAAATTAACTTGGACACCTCCAAGCAAAGAAAGTGATTTAGATATTTCATTTTATGAAATTAGATTTCAAGATGTAACAACTGGTGCAAATTGGCTTAACTCTACAAACTTAGTAAAATGTCCTAGAAGAAAATGCGATAATGTAATTGTACCAGCTAGAACAGGAAGTTATTTAATAAAAGCAGTTGATAAAAATAGTAATACTTCTGCTGAAGCTAATATAGTAACAACAAACATTTCAGATATTCAAGCATATCAATTAGTTTCTTCATTTACAGAAACACCAGATATTGTTGGAGCGGCAAATCAAATGGACGCAACATTGCCTTTAGCTGTAAAAATTGACCCTAGCGGAGATGTAATATTAACTCTTGATACTGTTACAAATTTTGATGATACTATTGGAAACTTTGATTCTCCAAGTGGTGATTTTGAACTAGGTGGTTCTGATACAACATCAAATCCAAACTTTAATAATTCAAATAGAGATGCAAAAGGTTTTTATAATTTTAGCAATTCTTTATCATTATCTAATATTTATGATGGTAATATTGAGCCTACAATTACTTTAGATGCAGAAAACCCTTATGATTTATTTGATAGTGGTAAAGGTGCATTATTATTTGATGAAGCAAAAGCACCATTTGATGGAACAGAACAAATACACGCATTTCACAGAGTACAAATAGCAACATCAACAACTTCCCTAGCTGGGTGTACTTCTTTTGTAGATATAACTCAATCAGCCACTTTTAAGTTTAAATTTGCTAAGTTTAGATTAAAATTAAGTAATGATGATAGCCAAACATCAAGTAATGTGAAAACAATAGCAATAAAACTTAACATGGAAGAAAGAACATTTGCTCAAAGCGATTTAACAACAAGTTCTGGTTCAAGAACAGTTACTTATTCTAATCCTTTTTATGCCGCACCTTCTCTTGGTATTGCCGCTCAAAATATGCTTACAGGAGATACATATTCAATAACAAGCAAAACAGTTAATGGATTTACTATTGCTTTTGTTAATAGTTCTGGTTCTGCTGTTGATAGAACTTTTGATTACATAGCAAAAGGTTATGGGTTGCAAAGTTCTTCATAATAATTTAATAGATACACAATGAGCCAAGTAAGTGATGTAAGTTTAGCAAATCAAGGTTTTTCAGCATTTAGAACTGAATTAAACAATATTTTAGGTGCTATGAACTCAATGCACATTGGAAGTTCTGCACCAGCTTCTGTTACTACAGGCACAATGTGGGTAGATAGTGGAACAAGTGGAGTTCTTAAAGTAAAATTAAATGATGGCTCTGATAATATTGAGTTGTTTCAGATCAACATTTCTAGTAATGCTATTACAAGTGCAATGTCAGTTACAGGAACAATTACTGAGGCTGACCCAAATGCTTTACCACTAGCAATAGCTTTAGGATAGGAGATATAAATGGCTAATACTTTTAAAGTAAAAACAAATGGAGCAATGCCAGCAAGTGCTGGAACGCCATTAACTCTTTACACAGTTCCAAGTTCAACAACGACAGTAGTTATAGGTTTAATGCTTTGTAATATTCATACTGCGGCTGTAACTGTAGATGTTCAATTAGTTTCAGACACATCAGATACAGAAACAAATGAAACAGTTTTATTAGTTAAAGATGTAAGCATTCCTGCGAACTCAACTTTAGAACTATTAACAGGTGGAAAAATTGTTTTACAAACAACTGATATTTTAAAAATTGATTGTTCGGTTACTGCAAAGATTGACGCAACACTAAGCATATTAGAAACAACATAGAGGGAACATGGGATTTATTGGAGTTCAACCTACTTCTGCACCATTAACAGCTTCTGATATAACAGACGGAATAGTATCTAATGCCAAACTAGGTGCTGATTCAGTTAATGCTACAAAAATTGCAGACGATAGTATTAGCGAAGAACATATTGATATTACAGCTATTACAGGTCATTCAGCTATAACTTCTTTAGCAGATACAGATAAATTTTTAGTTTCAGACGCAAGTGATAGTGGTAATCTTAAATATGTAGAGAAACAATATTTAGGTGGTGGAGGTTTAGTTCATATTAATACAACTTCTGGTACAAGTAACGTAACCACATTTAACATTAATGATATATTTACTAGCTCTTACAAAGTTTATAGAGTTATTTGTTGTTTTATTGCAGACACAGACAATATGCAAATTAGTCTTAGATACAATAAAAGTTCTGGTAGTACAGTTGGCTCAAATAGTTCTTATAAATATATTTCTAGTGGCAGAAAAGTTGCAAGTGGTAATTCAATAGAAAATTCTTTTAATGCACATTCAGGTAATTCAACCTTTGAATTATTTTATAATGCTGATACTGATTCAACATATTCACCATTATGGGCAGATTTAATATTTTTTGACCCTTTACAAAGTTTTGTAAGTTACCAACATTTTCAGGGCAGTCTTTCATGGTTTACTAACGATTCTAAATTAGTTGTTAATCAAATATCTGGACAATATAGAGAAAATTTTAATGCAACTGGACTAACTTTTTTAAGAGAAGGTAGTGGAAATATAAGTAGATATTTTGTTAATACTTATGGATTAGTTAATAGTGGAAATTAATAATGACATATAAAATTTTAGCGGACAAAGAAAACCAAATAAAATTTGTTTCTTATACTTTAGACAGTATTGAATATAAATTTGCTCCTATAGATAATGGTGGAGTGCTAAGACATTTAACAGAAAGTGAAGCTCTAGAACAAGCAAATCAAATTAAAAATTGGAACAACAAAACAAACGAAAGAAAACTTAAACAAATAAAAGAAATTAGATTACAAAAACTAATTGATACCGATTATTTTGCTATGTCAGATAATGTAATGAGTGATGATATGAAAAATTTTAGAAAAAAAATGAGAGACATTCCACAAGATTTTAATAGTTCTAAATATGATGAATTATTAGCAAGAGATAGTGACGGAAACTTAACACATTCAATTTGGAGTAAACCATAATGGCATATATTGGAAAAACACCTACTGTTGGAAATTTCGTTAAACTTGATGCTCTGACCGCAAGTGCAACAGCTAGTTATACTATGCAAGTTGATTCAGTTAATTTTAGTCCAGAGTCAGTTAATCATATGTTGGTGTCTTTAAATGGTGTCATTCAAGCACCTACAACTTCATATACAATTTCTGGAAGTACCATAACCTTCGCAAGTGCTTTAACAAGTTCGGACTCAATAGATTTTATCATGGTTTATGGTAATGTCTTGGATATAGGAACACCAAGTGATGCAACTGTAACAAACGCAAAAACTAATTTTGTATCAACATCATCTGCGGCTGGATTACAGATCAAAGGAGATGGAACAACAGACGGAACTCTACAGCTTAACTGTTCACAGAACTCTCATGGAGTAAAAATTAAAAGTCCAGCCCATAGTGCTAGTGCTAGTTATACTTTAACTTTGCCAACTACTGACGGAGACGCAGACCAAGTTTTAAAAACAAATGGTAGTGGTGTTTTAGATTGGACAACAGCAAGTAGTGGTGATTTTACTCGTGTTGCAAGTGGTGCGGCTAGTTCTGGCGATGGTGCAATAACTGTAGCGGGTTGTTTTACTTCTAGTTATAAAATTTATAAAATATTTTTTTATGATTGGAACGGAAGTAATGACCATGACCCTTATTTAAGATGGCTAACAGGAACTAATACTGAACAATCTGCTAGTAATTCCTATCAATATGCGGGTGTAGGTTTTAATACAAGTGGACAAAATTCAGCGTGGAGTGGAAGTCATTCAGCTTTTAGAATAGCGGGTGAAACACTAAGACATGATTCTAATGAACACTTTGGTTGGGAAGGTACTTTGTATAATCCCTTAGATACATCTTTAAAAGCAAGATTAGTTATGTCGGGTGGTGGAAGAAGAACAAGTAACTATGGTTTTTCTGCTCATGGTACAGGTGAGTGGGATGATTTAACACCAATTACAGGATTTAAAGCATTACCTAGTACAGGTACTTTTGATAGCTGTAGTTTTGAAGTATATGGATTGACGAGTTAATTATGACAAAAGTAAATTATAATGGCGAAAGTAGAGATATGACAACAGAAGAACAAGCTCAATATGATAAAGATCAATTAGCTTGGAATAATAAATCTACTGAAAGAAAACTTTCTGAAATAAAACGAATTAGATTACAAAAATTAGAAGATACTGATTGGAAAGTCACAAGTGCAAAAGAACAAAGTACAAATCTTTCAACATCTTTTAAAACTTGGAGACAAAATTTAAGAAATATACCTGAAGATTATGATAGTAGTAAATATGACGAACTCTTAGCAAGAGATTCAGACGGAAACTTAACTCATAGTGTGTGGAGTGAATAATGGCATTAATTAAAGCAAGATCAAGAGGAATAAATTTAGCAGATACTTTTGCCTTTTCTGGTACTGTTTCTGGGGCTGGAGGTGGTATTACTGAAGCTGATCAATGGAGATTAACTACAAGTTTTAGTGGTTCTTCAAACCCTATATCTTCTAATTGGGAAAGAAACGATACTGAATTTGATAAAATTGGAACTGGTATGACAAACACAAACGGCACGTTCAGTTTTCCGTCAACAGGTATTTGGAAAATAGAATTTACACTACTTGCAAGTAAAAGCAGTGGAGATTCTCAATATAATGCTCAAAAAATATTTTTAACTCCAGATAATTCTAATTATGAAGAAAGAGCCACAGCTTATAGTTTTATAAATGAAGCTAATAGTGGGGAAACTTATTCTTCTAGTAATTGTCAACTTCAATTTGATGTAACTAATACTACTAATTGTAAAGTATATTTTGGAGTAGTTAATCAACAAGCTTGTACTTTTCTTGGTAGTTCTACAGCCAACAAAACTACAGTAACCTTTACCCGTTTAGGAGACACCTAGAATGAATAGACCTAATCACATAGAAGATGCTTTAATACAAATGCACAGTAACCAATGGTTTACATGGACAGATAGTAAAAATAAAATTTATGCTAATCTTAGACTTACAGAAAAAGTAGGAGTTGATGGAAATATCGTAGATAACACAGTAAAAGAATTACCAACAGAGTCAGCAGTAAATGCAAAGCTAAAAGAATTACAAGACGCATGGGATAGTGCCAACGGATAATGAATGAGAAATCCATTAATTATAGGAACAGTATTAGCAACTATATTAATATTTTTTTTAAACAGTATGATGAACTCAGCATTAGGTGCTGACACAAACACAGTAAGTTCAACAGTAATAGATAAATCAGTTCCAACAGCTTCTGCTCCAAGTGTTGTTGTAAATAATTCTGATGTTTGTATGGTGGCAACTAGCGGAGCAATACAAACAAACATACTTGGAATAGCAACAGGAATAATGAAGGAAGATGAGCTATGTGCTAAATTACGTCTCTCTTCACGTTTGTTCTCTATGGGTATGAAAGTGGCCGCTGTTTCTGTCCTCTGTTTAGATAGCCGCACATGGGATAGTATGTATCAAGCTGGAACGTATTGCCCTTATGATTCAAAAATTGGTAAAGATGCAAAACAAGGTTGGTTAGAAAACCCAGAAATGATACCAGATGGAAGTTTAATAAAAGCTAATTTATTAGAAGGAAGAGAAATAACAGTTGAAGAAAGAGAAGCTAACAATGACCTTACGAAGTTTATATTTATGGCTATGGCTATGTATATCGGTTTCCCTATCCTTTTCTAGTAAAGCTGTAGATTGCTCAACTGATACGACAGGTCTTTGTACTCCTACAATAGAAGAAATAATTGATGAAGTTATTACTGAAACAATAGAATTTGAAAATGGTGGTATAACAACAACGACTACCACAGAAACGACTACGACAACAATTACAGTTACGAATGAAGATTCTGGAAATATTTTAGACAGCAATAATGATTTTGTTGTTCCTTCTAAAGACGGAGAACTTAACGTGGATTGGGGGGGGCAAGGCCCCGCTTCTATGCCTAGTGGTTCTGGGTGTGGTCAATTAGGAACTGATAAATGTGCAGAAATAACAGGTAGTGGAAATAATGTTTCAACAATGGGTAATAATTATGGAACTACTTTTATTCAAACAGTAGATATTTCAGAACTAAATATAAAACATGGTGGAGAAACTAATTATTCAATTAAAGTTGATAAACAAGATGCTGAAGATTCAATATATATGCACATTACAGGTAAAAATGGAACGACAGATGTTTTTTCTGGAACTGATATTTTATCAGCTAGTGGTACTAATTCTGGTTATCAAACATATGAAAGTAGTTTTGATTTTTCTGGAAGTTTAACAACTGTAATTATAGAAATAGGAGGTAGAGATATTAATTTATCTATCGGCCCCTTATTTGACTCAGTCCAAGTTAATGTTCTCTATAACGTTATCAATACCATTGTAACACAAACAATAACAAGCGTAGAAATGTTTGTTGCTTTAAACTCAGATGCAACAGAAGAAATTATAGATGTTGTTGAAGATATTTTTGATTCAAATATTCCTGTTGAAACAGATATAGGAATAGACTTTGCACCTATTGATGTTCAAGAGCCTAGTTATGAAGAAGTAGAAATTGAAATAGCAGAGATTGAAATTGCAGAAATA